TTCTTTGCAATTTTTGCTTGATCTGTCGTGTTAATCAAGAACATTATATAGTGTCCTTGCATTGGATCACCTTCAACATTTAATGGGTATGTTAGGTTCTTAGAAATAGGTGTACCATTTGCACCAGTAAAACCACCACCAACACCAGTTGGAGAACCACCCTTTAGACCAAGACTCGACTTTACTGAACTCGTAACTACACCTGTTAGTCCTCTTGCGACTTGATTTGTTATTGCACTAGTAAAACTCATGTATAAATATCCTTGTAATAAAACTATTTAGGTAATTCAAAGTGGCATATAGAGGTAAATACACACCAAGAAACCCAAAAAAATATAAAGGTGATCCCTCACGTATAGTGTATCGTTCTTTATGGGAACGAAAGTTTATGGTGTACTGCGATACTAATCGTGCAATACTAGAGTGGGGCAGTGAAGAGATCATCATACCATATTTATCACCCGTAGACGGTAAAATCCATAGATATTTTCCAGATTTTTACATTAAAGTAAAAAAACATGACGGTACTACAGAGAAGTCTATTATAGAGATAAAACCTAAAATACAGTGTTCTCCACCAAAGATTCCCAATAGAAAAACCAAAAGGTTCTATAGTGCAGTTAAAACTTGGGCTGTTAATGAAGCAAAGTGGAAATATGCAACAGAATTTTGTGATATTAATAGTATGGATTTTAAAATCCTAAACGAAGATCATTTAGGTATATCGTATAAATAGTAGTATGGCAATTAGTAAATATATGCAAGCGGTAAAAGATGCCGCAAAAGGGCGTCCTAAATCTACTGAATGGTATAGGGATAAGATTAAAGAGTTTGGTACTCCAGGCCCTTTGGATTTGATACGTGATGGTAAACGAAACAATAAACCATTTTATGGTAAGTTGAATATGTTCATTTATGATCCAAAACATAAAAAGAAGTTACCATATTATGATTCTTTTCCTTTAGTTCTTCCATTAGAAATGTATCCTGATGGTTTTCTTGGTATTAACTTTCATTATCTACCAATACCATTAAGGATAAGATTATTAGACCAATTAGTAGACTATACTAATAACACTAAGTTTGATGAATCTACTCGTATTGTCGCAGACTACACCCAACTAAAGAAGATCAACTTGATTAAACCTACACTACATAGGTATTTGGCAGGGCAAACCAAATCACAGTTTCGTAGAATTGATGCCGATGAATTTACTATTGCAACACTACTTCCAGTACAAAGATTTAAGAAAGCGGGTGCAACCGAAGTATGGAAAGATTCTAGGAGTATGCTCTAATGGCAGTTTTACCTAAGTTTTTAGAAGGAGCAGCGTTTGGTGTCCTTAACGATGTTTTATCTGAATTTCGTAGTAATGAAGGTTATGCAACACCCAATAGATATGAGGTTGCAATAAGTAGACCAGCTCCATCTTTTACTGGAACATCACAAAATCAATCTAGAGGATTGGTAGATCAAGTTCCTTTGAGAGATATGAGACAAATATCTTTACGTGCAGAATCAGTTACACTGCCTGGAAGAAATCTCAATACATCATCTGACACCAATATTTACGGCCCAAAGAGAGAGGTTGTAGATGGTGTGGGATATGCAGATACGATAGACTTTACTTTTCAGGCATCATCTGATCTAAAAGAGAGAGTGATGTTTGAGAAGTGGCAGATGAAGATGTTTAATCCTCAAACTTGGAACCTTGGTTATTACAATGATTACATTGGTGTTATAGAAGTATATCTTTTGGACAAGAACTCGCAGAGAACATTCGGATTAAGACTCCATGAGTGTTATCCTAAAAGTATAGGACAACAACAATTAGGTTATGCAATGAATGATGCATTAATGATTTTACCAGTAAGTATGTCTTTTAGATATTGGACTACTGCTGACACTAACCAAGAGGCACCTAGTCTCTCAGATAAAATAGGACAAACAATATCTAATGCAGTGGAGAGAAACCTTAATAGAGCTCTTCCTGCCGTGTTGCGAAAATTATAAGGATGAAAAATTATGGCACTACCAAAAATAAATACTGTTACTTATGAGTTGAATCTACCTTCCACAGACAAACCAATAACATATAGACCTTGGATTGTTAAAGAACAAAAGGCACTTATGATTGCACAAGAGTCTGATGATGAAAAAGAAATCGAAAGAGCGTTTGCTAATATTGTATCTGAATGTACATTTGGAAAAGTTGACCCTTATGAAAATCCTTTGTTTGATGTTGAATACATTTTCTTACAACTCAGAGGAAAATCTGTTGGGGAAAAAATTAAACTTAATTTAACTTGTACAGACGATGGGGAAACCATAGTCGAAAAGGAAATAGACCTTGCAGATGTTAAAATACAGATGGATACCAAACATAGTCATATTATTAAAATTACAGAAGATATCACTATGGTCATGCGTTATCCTAAACTTAGTGATATGGGTGGATATACGGGTACTGGACAAATCAAACAAATATTTGATATGGTAAAAAATTGTGTGGAAGAAATTCATGATGGTGAAACTATACACAATAGAGTTGATATGGGTGATAAGGAACTGGATGAATTTATTGAAAGTATGTCTCAAGAACATTTCACTTCCGTAAGTAATTTCTTTGAAACTATGCCTAAAATAATTCATGAGGTTACTGTAACAAATCCTAACACCAAGAAGAAGAATAAAATTGTGATTGAGGGTCTTCAAAGTTTTTTCGCATAGCCCTTTCTCATGAGACTCTAAAGAATTACTATAAAACTAATTTTGGTATGATGCAACATCACAACTATAGTCTTACAGAGTTAGAAAATATGATGCCATGGGAAAGGGAGATTTACTTAGGACTATTGATGCAATATTTAGAAGAAGAAAAACTATTAATAGAGAACCATAAGGCAAAATAAATGGAAATACCAACACCTAACGCAGCTGCAATTGAGATCACAGAACTTATTCTACCATATATTGGTATGATATTGATTGTCATCATAGGTTTTATGATAAAGGACTTTGCGACTAAGTTTAGCAAAGGTCTTGCATTTAGCATGAATAAGCAGTTTCAAGAGGGTGATCATGTTCTTATTGATGGAGAACGTGCCTTAATCGTTAAGATAGGTATATCACAGACCGTATTTGGGGTCACTAAAAAAGGTGGTGAATTAGATGGGGATTATGTATGGCGTTATGTGCCGAATGAACGTATCGATTTTCTTAAATTAGAAAAGATAATTTTTGACCGAACTCCCCTAAATAACAATGTACAGATAAAGAACAACGATAGTCGCATAACGGAGATAGAAAATGGCAAGTAGAAAATCTGATCCTATCACAATTGTTGAAGTGGATCGTAGCACTACTGAAGTAGAAGAAACCTCATGGTATAATCATATCAGTTCTTCCGTTATCGACAAATGGCGTATTTGGCCCAGGGCATTGATTACTCTATATGGTATCATGTTCTGGCGTACTACAGAATGGTTCATGGCAATCCCAGAACCTACTGCTCCTCAAAGTGCATTTGTAAGTGTCATTGTAGGAGCAGGAGCCGCATGGTTTGGTCTTTATGTTGGTTCTGGTGGAAAGAAGGATAGCAAATAATGGCTGATGACAATACTAAAAAATTTAGTGACACCATAGACAAATTAGCTAATACTGCAACTAAATTAGACAAAGCTGCTATGATATTAGCAAGGTCAACTAAAAGTAAGGGTTCTGCCTCCGCTGAAGAGAAGCGTGAAGGCAACCAGATGGCGAAAGAGAATAACGCATACCTTTCAACCATTGCTGCAGCTATGGGATCAATCCCAGACGCCGGTTCAGAATCCTCTGGTGATAAAAAGTCTGGTGGAATATTCGCATCTATTGCTAAAGCAGTAGGTGGTATTGGTTCTGGAATAGGTAGACTAGTAAGTGGATTTATGACTGGCATGGCTGCTGGTGTCGCTTCTATTGGCCCATTCATTTTGGTCATGGGTGGTTTAGGTACTGGTATCGCCGCATTTATGGCGCCACTTGTTCTTGGTATGGCCCTATACACCAAGGCCTTCCCTACTATTATAGCAGGAATGAAGGGGTTTGAAGTCTTAGATGGTAAGAAACTTGAAGAAGTTGGTATCGGTATGGGTGCTATGGGTCTTGGCCTAGGCGCCCAAGGTTTTGGTGGAGCAATGGGAGCAGTTGGTAATCTGATTGGTGCTGCCGCTGATGGTATTGGTAAATTATTTGGTGTTGAGGCATCGGAAGATACTTTATTCAAAAAGATGGAGAAGTTTGGTGCGGTTAAACTGGACGCTAAAAACATTAAAAGTAACGCTGAAGCAATGGTTGCATACGGCGGCGCCATGGCGCTGGGTGCTGGTGGAACTACCCTTGCTGCTGTTGGTACTCTTGCATCTGGAGCTATTGGTGGACTTGGTAAACTTATAGGTGGAGTACCACCGTTAGAAGCAATGCAAAAATTTGGTCTTGCAGTTGTAAACAAAGAGGGTGTTATAAACAACGCCGAAGCAATGATGGAATATCTTAAAGCAATGGCACTCGGCGCTGCTGCGATGGGCATGAAAGCTGTTGCGGCACTTGCTAATACAGTTAGTTCAGTACTAGACGGCGTTAGTAAAGCAGTTGGTGGTAAGGGTGTATTAGATGCCCAAATATCGGGTATGCAAAAGATCAGTAAAGCGCAAGGTATTTCCAAAGATAAGATTCTGATCTTTGCTGGTGCTGCTCTTGCATTTTCTGGTGCCATGGCAGCCGGCGCTGTTGGTAGTACTGGAAAGGCCATTGCTAGTGCAGGCAATACAGTTTCTGAGATTATGGATGGAGTTACTAAAGCACTTGGTGGAGAAGGTGTACTAGATGCCCAAATATCGGGTATGCAGAAATTAAGTGCAGCTACAGGTATCGATGTAGTTAAGATAAAGGCCAATGCTGGAGCGATGGTTGCATTTGCTGGTGCCATGGCAGCCGGCGCTGGTGGTAGTGGTGGTAAAGCATTAGGTTCAGTATTTAATATGCTTGGTGGAGCATTTGATGGATTGACAAAAATGTTTGGTGGTAAGGTTAAGAGCCCACTAGATGATTTAAAGATGTTTGCTAAAACAACTGTGACAGACGCAGAGGTAGTAAGTATCAAATCGAATGGAGAAGGTATTAAAGCATATGTTTCAGCAATGAGTGGTTTAACTGGACTTAAAATCCCAACCACATTTGGAGATATGATTGGTAATCTCATGACAGGTATAGGTAGTATATTCACAAAAGATCGTGACCCTATGACCGACCTAGAGACATTTGCTAAAAAAGACATTGATCCTGTAAAGGTCAAGAAGAATGTACAAGCATTACAAGAGTTCGCAAAATTAGGTAGTCTTGGTACGACAAGAATGTCAATATCTAGATTTACAGGAGATTTAATGAAATCTATCCCCGCCCTAGAAGTAGCAATTATGGGTGGTACGGTAGGTAAAGGTTGGTTTAGTTCTGGATCAAAACTTAAAGGTTTAGCAAGTCCAGAAATTAAGTTCACTGAGGCATCAAAAAATGTAGCTACCTTGAGAGCATCTCTTGGTATGGAAACAACGATGCCTGGTGCTCCACCCGCCGTGGAAGCAGCAAGTGATGGTGCAAGTACTGGTGATTCGCTTTGGAATGAGAAATTAACAAAATCTATAGACGCTCTTACCGTGGCGATGCTAGGTGCAGCAAGTGGTGGTGGTGGTCAAGTTAACACTAGCAACACCGTTATAAACAAAAAAACTCAGGTACAAGTTACTCAGTCGGGACATGCTAGATACAGTCGGGGCGGATAAATTGGGGTTGCTATAGACATAGAGGAAAAGGAAATCCCATATGGCCATAGTAGAAGTAGCTCTAGGTCTAAAGATGTGTGTGGACGCACTTGCGTTATCTAAAGCAGCAGTCGCCGGTGTGAAGGGGATGATCTCTAATTGTAAAGACCCCTCAGAAGTCGCTGGTTATGTAGATCAAGTATTTCAAGCACAATACAATATAGAGAATGAACATAAACTCCATAAAGGCGATCCTCAGTGGAAGTCTTTCCTATCTAAAAAATGGAAAGATGATGGTCAAACGCCTGGAGAATCCATGTCAGATATTACTGCCGAAGTTATTCAGAAGAAGCAGATAGAAGAATCTATAGCACAGATGGCACGTATGATAAACAAGCGCTTTGGTTTCAATACATGGAATGAGATACTAGACCTTAGAGATGAAAGATTAGAAGAGAATAAAGAGAGACGTAAGATTGCTAAACTCAAATTCGAAGAGGAACGAGAGAAGAAGCGTCAGAAGTTACTTAAACTGATAAACAACATTGGTGGTACTATTATAGTTATAGGTGTTGTTGCCCTAATTTGGGGTTACTTGTGGTACGTAGCTAAGTAAAACCCCCCATGTTTCCATGAGGGGCTCTTCTTTACAGCGATCTTTTTAGCCCGAATCCTATTCAGCGACAGGGAGACGTTTCGCCTTACCATCAGTCATTGAAAAATGACCGATTCCTCTTGATACCAGCGAACTTATCTGTATAAGTACCGTTGTTCTGATCCCAAGCACGCCAATACTCTAGGCGGTTAGCTCTAACCAATTCCAACCGTTTCTGTTGAACAATAGGATTACTCTCCCTACGATCAATATCAAACTCCTTAGTAGCAGTTAGTGGGGGCATTACATTACGTTTGGCTACGAAGGTTGGTTCTTTCTTAGCATCTTTAATTGCTTGAGAGATTTCCAACGCCTTAGAATCAGGCCCAATAGTAATACCTAAACCAACAACTCCTTGAATAGTTTCATAATCTTTACAACTAAACTTAGGTGGATTGGTAAGTACAACTGACCCCTGCTCAACATCATCAGAACAAACTAGTGTGATGGTCTTGGGCACAGGAACAGTTAGAGTTTTATCTCCAGCCAGACTTATGGCTGGAGACACTAAAGTAACTACGACAATTGCCGATGCTAAATAGTTTTGCATTATCAGATTACCCCTTATCTGCAAGTTTTTCAAAGTAGGACATAGTGTCCTCATCATCAGATGAAGCAGACACAGACGGAGCAGGAACAGCAACAGTATCAACTGTAACTGTAGTAGATGGTTCTGCAACCATCATCTCAGCAGCCTTACTAACACTAGTAGTTCCAGACAAGACTGTCTCCATACGAGTCTTCAACTCATCATAAGACTTGAAGTTGGAAGCAGAAGTAAACTCCGAAAGCGGATACTGCTTCTTCCACAGTGCTTCAATCTCTTCATCATTATCAAAGACAGGTGATGGATCAGCGAACTCTGACTTATCATAGTTCCAATAACCTTCAACCTTACGTAACTTCAACTTGAAGTCTGCACCTTCCCAGAAATCAAAAGGATTCATAGGAGTCTCATCTTCAAATGCTGGTTGCATTGCTTCCATGCACTTATCAAAGATTTTCTTACCAAAACGATAAAGCATAACTTTACCTTCATTGGCAGGATTAGCCTTATCTTGAACTACCAAGATATTAGCGAAGTATTGCAACTTACGCTTCTGCTTACGAGCGATTTCCTTATCAGATTCTACTCCAGAGTTCCAGAAATTAGAATTCAATTCTGATACTGGATCGTTCTGATTGATGGTAGTGAGAGAGTTCTCAATATACCACTGACCAGTAGGGCCTTGAAACGCATGGTTCCAAACCTTTGCCCATGGCATATCTTCACCATCGACTGCTGGTAGAAAACGAATTACGGCATAACCGTTACCTGTCTTATCCATTACTGGCTTCCAGATACGATCATCCACGTAGGATTTCTTCTCTTGGGGGGCGTTCTCTGCTTGGACTGCACCGAGCAGTTTGTCCAAAGAATTGGACTTCTTTAGTGTACTTAACGACATATGTATCTCCTTATGTAAATATATGCTTTTTTGTTATCGTATATGTAATATACCACAGAGTTCTTCTTTTGTCAAGTACCTTATGTTATTATTATTAACATTAGATATCTCTCCAGCACGATGAATAGGGTCTACCCAATTAAAGGTAATATCCTTAAACTCGCTGAACACTGTTTGCATCTGGTTAAACCAATTGATTGTGTTAAAACCTTTTGCATCACTGGGCAGATAGTTATCTGACCCCTTATATATGTTGTTTAGAGGCTCGTCATATGATGACAAGTCAAATCCCAACATGTATACTTCTTTTGGCCCTTCTTGACATGCAAGATGTAGGGCTGTATTACCAGCAGACCACCCGACAGGGAAGTCTATTGATTTAACAAAATCAACGTCTCTTAGATAGGTGATCCAAACACCCACATCCTTACCCATTTTGAGCATTAGGTCTAACTCATCAAGATCGGGGAACTGCTTGATCATCGATTCGATGCTCTCCTGTATCTTACTAGGTTCCTTACCAGACACTACACACTGCTCTGTGTGGTTGCCACTTCTAGGAGTCCTATGGATAAATTCCTCTGGAACGTCTTGTCCCATGAACATCATATCTGCAATCTCAGCAGGAATAGGATTCCAGTTAGCAAAGTGAAACTTCATTGACCCCTGCTCAACATCATCAGAATCGTGTTGCTCTTCTAGTAGATCAGAAGTGTATATTTCCTGTTGCATGGCATAGTCTACAGCCACTAAGTTGTCTACCCAGAAGTCACGATAGATAGCATTACAACCCCATGTAGGTATATCTTTCCAATTATGCTGGTTGCCTTCACACCATTTCCTAGATTCACCATTACCAAAAACAATAGCCTTATTCTGTGCATTATCTAAATTGATCATAGGTGAAAACTCAAATATTTTGTTTCGTTCTCTAGTTAGCATGATTGCCTTGTCGCTTCAACTCTAAGTTTTAAGTCTTCAACACGGCGCTCTAACACAGATATTGCTGTGTTGAGGTTTCCCATGCCGGCATTTTCTTCATACCTGTTTTT